CATCGCGCCTGTTACCCGAGGCCGCATCATGGCCAGAGGCACCAGCTTCATGGTCACCGACAGCGCAATCCAGTTTCTCAAGCGCAAGTGGGTCCGGTGCGCCAAGGCGTACGGCGAGGGACCGTGGGTAGATTTTGAACCTGTCATTACCACCGAGGACGAAAGCCTGACGTGGGCAGCGACTGACTTTGGAGAGATAGAATGAACGAGAAATACCGTGCCGCAGTCCACGCCATGCAAAGCGGTGTGGCCATGCAGATTGGGACTGGCGGTCTGGAGAGAGCCGCCGCCACCCCGAAGCAGCTACGCGTCGGCATCAACGTGGCGCTAGTCGAGAGCAGCGCCCTGTGGAAGCTGATGGTGGACAAGGGCATCATCACCGAGTCCGAAATGGCAGAGCGACTTGTCGCCGCCCATAAGGAAGAGGCTGAGCGATACGCGAAGGCCCTGACCAAGGCGCTCGGTACCGAAATCAAGTTGGCATAGGAGGAACAGATGGAAACCGAACACACCGAAGACCAGCCGACCGAAGAGACCAAGGCTGTGGCCACAACCGAGAAGTCCCAGCTTGTCGTCAACGAGAAGGGCTACATCGCACCGAAGACGGTCGAGGAAGCGGTACGCATGGCGACCGCAGCGATCATCGGCGGCTTCGCTCCTGACAGCTACAAGATCAAGGGCACTGGCGACTTCGACAAGAACAAGGTCCTGCTCGGCATCATGGCCGCGCTCGAAGCTGGCTTGCCCCCACTCTATGGCCTTCGCCAAATCGCCATCATCAGCGGACGCCCGACTATCTGGGGCGATGCAGCCATGGCCTTGGTGCAATCCAAGAACCTGATTTCTTCCATCAAGGAAGAGCAGGTGGGGACCATGCCGACCGACAAGGACCTGAACAAGTGGCCCGAGGACTACGGCTGGAAGGTGACCATCGGACGGCGTGGACAGGAAGGCTTCTACGAAGGCGTCTTCACCGTGGCCATGGCGAAGCGCGCCCATCTTTGGATGAACGCCAAGAAAATTCCATGGCTCGAACATCCCGACCGGATGCTCAAGATCAGGGCGCGGACGTTCCCGCTACGTGACGGGTTCGCTGACGCGCTGGCTGGCTTGGCCATCCGCGAGGAAATCGAGGACATGATCGAGATTGAAGCCAAGGCCCCGCCGCAACTCAAGCTGGCCAGCGAGGGTGAGGTCGAGGCCCCACCGATGGAAGGGGCAGCGCCAGAAGGCGAAGCCAAGCCCGAGGAGTTGGACGTATGACCATGGTATTCACCATTATCGGAGCCGCCGTGGCCCTTTGGTTTGCGGCTGGCCTGTGCTGGTTCATGTTCGGGATGCGGGTGATGGTGCCACCGAAGCCGTGGGCACCACCGCTGGGCGCGAAGATCATGTCGGTGTTGGCGGTCTCGTTCCATACGCCGTGGATATTCATCACCACTGGCTCACTGCCATCGGCCATGGCTCTCACGCCATGTGACCTGTCTCCTGCCGAGGCCAAGAAATTCGAGGCATGGATGCGGGCCAACTGCCCCTGCGATTTCTGCGTGGAACAGCGAGGCAACAAATGAGCCGACACATGACAGGGCCAGAGGTGGCCAAGCGATTGGGGGTGTCGCCAGCGACCATCCGATCATGGCGGGCGAGGGGTGAGGGTCCACCCTTCGTGCAACCCGCAGGGAAGGGGACCCAAGCTACGTACGACCCTCAGGTGGTGGAGTTTTTCATCGCTGAGGTCTGGGCCAACCGCAAGCGTGGAGGACGCAATGGTAACGAAGCCGATCAGTGAGCAGCTTGAGGCTCTGAACTGGCGCACGACGCAGCGCGAGCAGCAGCGTGGCTACGAACACATGGACACGGTGGACAAGTGGGCTGAAATCATCGGTGCGATCATGCACTTTCAGAACACGATGAACGGCGTGTCTCCCTCTAACCAGTACATCGCCAAGGAGACCGGCCTGTCCGGTGGTCAGGTGGGCTACCACCTGAAACGTATGCAGGAACGCGGCCTGATCTATGACGACGGCCAGTGGCCACGGCATATCCAGATCATCGCCGCCAAGGTTCAGACCCAGCCCGCGCTGGACCTTCAAGACAATCGACCGAAGATGGGCAAGACGGAGGTAAAGGCAGTGGAGAGCAGTCAGATTGGCGGGAAGACCCGCAAGCAACGACAGGGTTTCATGGACAACGCCAAGCGTTTCGCTGAAATCTTGGTCGATCATTGGGACAAGTACGGCGAGGCTCCGTACATGACGGACATTGCCATCAAGATGGGGTATGGCGATGGTGGTAATCGCAGGGCCGGGACCGGCGCGCTCAGCCGAGTGGCCAATGAAATGGTACGGCGTGGCTGGCTGCATCATGAGCGCAAGCATCAGCGCGACATGGTCCTGACCGGCGCTGGCCGCGCTGCCCTGTTCAACGAGGTACGCGGCGAGTTGCACACCGATATGCCGGTGCATACGACCAAGCCTAATCCCATGGCCACGGCGTTCCCCGCACTGCGCCCACCTGAAATGACTATCCGCAGGGCTGAGCCGCCCATCCCGATGCGGGTAGCGGAGCCGGTGCCAACCCCGCCGATTGACTACCGCGCCAAGACGGCACCGCCTGAACAGCTTGACCTGTCGAAGGTGGACACGGTGGACCTGCTCTTGGAGTTGCAAGACCGGGGACTTAAGGTTACTCGCGGATAGTTACCACGGCGGTCCTACGAAGAGCGGACACAGGGGGATGGGCGATCAGCTTTCGGGTTGGTCGCCCATTACCTTTTCAAGGTACGCCGCGTTGTACTCCTCGGCCAGCGTAGCCTTCCGCTCCTTGGCCCGCTGCTTGACCTTGGCCACCTGCTCGGGCGTCAGCACCTCACCCTTCTTGATGATGAAGCCCATCTTCACCAGCGCGTTCCTGTCGCGCTGTACGGCTTGCTTGCTGCGCGTCCAGCCGCCCTTGCTGCCGAACCTCTCAGCCGCATTCTCTGCCGTGTTGATGGCCAGCAGCCGCTTCTCGGCCTTCTTCTGGCTGTCGGCAAACTCAATGACCCGCTCGTTTTCCTTGCGGAATTTGGCGTACTCGGGGCTGTCCTTGCCGTACTCCAAGATGGTCGCCTTGGCTCTGGCCACGACCTTGCGCGCCTCGTTGATGCGATCATAGAACGCACCCGTCTGCTCGTCCTTGGCCGATGCCGCGCCGAACGGTAGGCCAGCAAAGCGGCGCACGATGGGAATGTCGTTCGGACCCACGTCCTCACCCTTGGCCAGCTTGCCCGCGAGGCTGAGCGTCCGCATGAAGGTGCGGCCCATGCCACCCACGGTCTCGGAGGTGACGTGCTTGATACTCTCAGGCGACACGTCCAGCGGGGTGAACCCCGGCTCGACCTTGCTGCCACCGCCAAGTGCGTTCATCCCCTCGGCCACGGTCTTCCAGAACTGGTGCGTGTTATCGAACGCCAACTGGCTGTCGGGCTTCTCCTGCTCCTTGCGGAAAGCCTGAGGTGGCATGATCGGTTTGCCCCAGTTGTTCTCGTTCCGGTAGATGTTGACGATGGGGTCGAGGACGGTGGGCGACACGATATTCCAGAACGATTGGCCAGTGATCGGGCTGAACGCATTGATGAAGCCCATGGCCACGTCGGCGCTGGCCTCCAGCAGCGATAGCTCGGTGCCGTCCTTGTTCTTCTTCCCGCGCCATAGCTCGCTCATCTTGCGGCCAGTGGTGATGAAGGCGTTGAGGCCATAGCCAGCAGGGATTTTCAGGTCGAACCCGAAACTCTCAGGCAACATGAGGATGAAGTTCGCGTGTTTGTCTTCCTCGGTGTACTGGTCCCAGTCGTCGTCATCGAGCATCGAGTTGAGGAAGTCCTCCAACATACCCGTCAGGACCAGCCCAGTCAGGACCATGGGGTTCGTGGCCACGGTCTTCATGAAGCGGGCACCGCCGATGATGGACGCGTTCGCAAAGCCATAGGCCGCGTTGACCTTCGGCCCCCACTCGCCATGCTGCTGGAAGTTGGTGGTCAGTTCACGCACCGCCTCAGCCGCCTGCTTGGCAGGGACGCCGCCATCACGCAGCGCCTTGTACGCAGCGAGGCGGGTCATGTTCTCGAAGCCGGAGTTGACGTGGTCGATGAACGAGAAGGTGGCCTTTGCCCACTTGATCGGGTTGGCGTTGCTGCGGCCAGCGTTCTTCATCTCGGCCTTGGCCTCGCGGATAGCGTCTTCCAGCGGGGTGATCTGGCCATAGTTGAGTTTGCCGCCATTGGCCTCGAACTCTGCGTACGTCTGGAACCACGGGTTGGTGGACGTGGCCCCGGCCCCGGCCTTGTTCATGCTGCCCATCAGGCTGGCCATGAGCGGCTTCAGCGAGGCGATGTTCTTAATCATGGCCCGACGCAGACCCTTGGTGTTGAGGGTGCTGGCGTTGAGGACGCCGGTCTGGATGTCCTTCGTGGCGTTGGCCAGAATGAAGTCCACGTTCCACTGGGTATTCGACTTTGACCACAGCCGCGTGAACACACTCATAAGCTGGAGGCCACGGTTCAACTCTTGGACACCGAGGTTCTTGGCTGCCTTGACGAAGCGCATGGCCGAAGGGTTGCGGTCGTTGAAGGTCATCTTGTGGATGGTGTCGCCATCCTTCACGAAGATGGTGCGCTGCTGCTCCAGCGGGTCGTTCATGCGGGTCTGCATCTGGTACTCGACCTGACCCTTGGCCTTGTTCCAGACAGGTACCCGCTTGACCCTGTCGATGGACACGAAGTTGGGGTCAGGCACAGCCCTGAACATATTGAGCATGACCGTGTCCACCTTGTTACGGTAGGACCTGTCGATTGCTTCCTGCGCCTGCGTGATGGTGTAGCCGACGATCTCTTCGAGGTTGGCCCTGCTCTCGCGGCCATACATCCGGTGGCCTTCGCCGCCTGCCACTGAGAAGCCACCACCCTTGCGCGACGAAATGGGGAACGTCATCTCCATCTCGGGTTCGATGTTCTCGTTGCCACGGAGAGGGACGTAGTGGTCCTGTGGCTGGAAGCCTGCGTCGAGGGCATCCTGCGTCAGGAGGCCAGACTGTAGGCGCTCCTGCTGGGCCATCTCGATCATGCGGTCGATGTACACGGCCACTGCTGCTAGGTCCGCGTCCTTACCCTCGGCCACGAACTGGGCCATGATGTTGGCCGCGTCCACGTTGGTCATGCCCGACCCCGGTTTATCCGGTGCGCGGAACTCCGGATTGATGGCGGCGATGCGGGCATTACGTGCTGGTGCGTGGCGGGCGTAGAGGTACAGGCCAAGGTCGTCCATGCTCACACCGCGAGCCTGCATTTCCTCGGCCATCGGGCGGATCATGTTATCGGTCAGGTGCTGGAGCTTGTAGCCACGCTCGTCAGCCGTGATGTTCTCCATCACGTTCTGCTCAGGCGGCAGGCGGTCCAGCCCCTGCTCGGCGGCCACGCGCTGCTGCGTCTTGATGACTTGCTGGTACCGCTGGGTCACCTTGCGGCGGAAGGCGTCGATGAAGCTGTCGGCTGCATCCCAGTCGCCCTTGCCATGGGCGCTGCCAAGCATGGTCAGGAAGGACATGGTCTGGTCATGGATGCGGCGGAAGATGCCGGGGTTCGGCTTGGTCGGGTCGCTCAGCGGGCCAGCCTGCGGCGCACGAACGACGCGGTCCCTGTAGCCACGGCCCGTCACCGTCTTGGCGCGGATTTCCACGACGCCGTCATCGAAGATCACGAAGTTGCGCGTGGCCTCATTCTCTGGCTGGCCACGGCTGTCACGGTCAAGGTAGCGTGAACCAACCACACCCTTGTCACGGAGGTAAAGGCTCACTGCCTTTGGTGCCTCACCGTTCTCGACGGCGGTCTCCATGGCATCGCCGGTAATCGGCAGCGCGTCCTGATAGACGGCCACCTTGAGGACGTTCTGCAACTCCTGCCCAGTGAGGTCCCAAAAATCCATCTCGGTGTAGTCTTCGATGTTGACCTCGGCTTCGATGGCCTCCAGCGCCTTGGTGATCTTGGGCGATTGGTTGCTGAGCGGAGCGTCAAGGTCCAGCAGGTCCTCGTTCTCGGGAACCTCGACCTTGTACAGCGCACCCTTCGTGGCCCCGGTGTCCAACTCGACCTTCTTCATGCGAAGGTTATCGAAGATCATCTCGACCTTCTGGGCCTCGTTGGCCAGAGCCTCGATCTCTGCGGCATCTTCATTGGCCTCGGCGTCGGCCATGTACTCGACCATGTCCTTCTCGAACTGCACCTGAAGCGCGTCGAGCCAGCCGTTGTATGGCTGGTTGGTGGTCAGGTACTCGAAGACACGGTCGGCCACCTCGACTGCGGCAGTGCCGTGGCCAGAGCCAAAGCGATCCATGATCCACTCGGACAGCGGCTGGCCACCAACCTTGACTGCGCGCACCGTCGGCAGGTTCTGGTTCATGGTCAGCTTGCGGCGGTACCAATCAGCAACCGCCTGCTTCTGGGCGAAGTACAGCCCCCAGCCGAAAGCCTGCGCCCCCTCTCCGGTGCCCATGAAGTCGAGCGAGAATTTATCAATGTCCTCGGCCTTGGTACCATGCCATCCGGCTTGGTCCTTGGGTTTCGGGTTATTCCGCAGCATCTGCGCCTGCTCGGGGGTGATGCGGCCAGCCAGCATATCCCGGCTGATGCTGGAGAGGTACGGGCTGCGACGGCCAAAGCCACTGGGCTGCTTGGCTGCGTCGTACTTGCGGACCTGATCTCCACCGCGAATGGCGGCCATCAGGCGGGCAGCCTCGTTCAACTCACCACGGGTAATACCGGCAGCGCCGAATGCCTCGCGAATGGAGCGAATGATCTCACGAATGCGGGCGAATACCGTGGCCACGATACTGTCCTTGGCGGTCACCAGTGCTGGGTCACCACCGTTCCAGCGAGCAAAGCCTTCGGCCACGGCCTCCTCGATCTGGTCTTCGAGGGTGAAGCCATCCTTGCTGGGGTAGTTGGCCTTGGCCCACGCCATCAGGTTCGCGTTGTTCTTGGCCCACTTGGCGAGGTACGGCCACTCCGTCCGAGAGATGATCCCTTGGTCACGCATCCAGTGGATGGCCTCGTGACGTGCGGTGATGCGAGCGCCCTTGTGGCTAAGAGCCACGATCTCAATCAGGGGATGGTCGTCCCACGTCTGGGGATAGTAGTAGCGGCCATCATAGGTACGTCCGCCAAAGTCGGAGATGACGCTGAGTTTGAGGTCGCTGCGCCCCTCGGCAATTCCCATCCTGCCCAACTCGTCCAGCACCGTCTGGAGAATGTCGGCACGGAATGCGCGCTTGGAGCCGATGCGCTCGTACGCGGTCTGCCGCTTGTCCTTGGCCTTCGCCGTGGCCTTGACCTGCACTGGCTCGAAGACGACCGCCACCAGACCAAGCTCGGGGTTCTTGTGCCAGTAGCCAGCGTGGCCAGCGTCCTTGATATTGCGCTCGCCGATGTGCGCCTTGCCTTGGACCCACAGGTTATCCGGGTCAGCGCCCACATCGTACAGGCGGTCCATCGGCAGGCGGGCCTCGACCTCGGTGCGGCCTTGGAATTCCTGCTTGTATCCTCCGGGCTGGCCAGTAGCGATACCGAAGTAGGTACGCGGCGGGGCCTGCATCATGTACGCCCGCTCCTCGCGGGTGAAGGCGATCTTCGTCTGGCCCCACAGGGTGGGGTCGGTCTCGGTTAATCCTTCGGCGGTGGTGTAGTGCTGGAGGGTGACGGTTCCGTCTTCGTTGACTGGAGGCCGCTCCAGTTCGGGTGAGCCTTGGCCATCTTGGTCATCAGCTTCACGTCCTCCGCGCTCGGTCCTTTGCTCTGTGCCATCTTCAACCCTCTCTCTGAATGCTGGCGCTTGTAGCGCACCCTCCTCCACGGCCCACTGCGGCAGCAGCCCGACCTTCTGCGGAGCGTACACCGTCTCCGCGCTGTTGGCATCCCGGTTTGTTTCACCGTTCGGGCCATAGTTGACCCAGCTATTCTGGCCCCTCGTCTCGGTGGTCATCGCACGGCGCGCGAGCGGCGAGTACATTTGCGAGTGCGCCTGCCATGCACCCTCTTCGCCTTTGGCCCTGAAGCCGTGGCCATCCTTCACATGGCCGAAGTAGTCGTGGACAATCCTGAAGACATCATTGGCTCGAAGCTGGTGGCCACCGATGTAGATGTCGGTCAGCGCCAGCAGCGGGTTATCCGACACGTCGATGGTCTCGTCAGAGCCGAAGCCGTCGTCAGTCTTGAACACCCACATATGGTTGTTCTCAGCCACGTCGATCTGCATCAGGCGAGGAGTGGCCGCATAGGGGTCGCCGGTCTTGGCGAAGTCGATGAACTCCACCTTCAGGCCGGTGGCCTCGATGGCCTTCCACTGGGCAATGGTCTCGTCAACCATGGCCTTGTACGCCGCCTGCACATCGGGGTCCTGAGGGTTATGCTCAAGGGTATCGAAGGCAGTGGCGATGCGAGTGGCGCGCTCGACGTTGACAGACGGCGCGACCTTGGTTGGCGTGTAGGTCTGGCCAATGCTGGCCATGTAATCCCGCGCCGCCTGCTGGGCGACCGGGAGTGGACCGAAGGCTACCTTGCCGTAGCCCGGTACCTCTACCGCTTGGGGCTGGCCGGGGAGCGGCTTGTCAAAGCCAAGTTTCTTCCGACTGTCGATAGCCACCGGCTCTTCGCTTCGAGAAACTGGTCCTCGCTCGGGTAGTCCTCTGGCTTCGGCTTGCTGGCTTCCAGCGCCTTCCTGCTTTCTGCGCTCACTTAGCTTTCCTCCTCGTCGCTCTTGGCGGACACGTTCGAGCCGCCCTCCTGCTCGCTGGAGGTTACGGGTGAAATCTCGTTCAGTAAATCCTGTTCCTTCTGCGTCAGTGACGCTTCGTACGCCTCCTGCGACTGAAGCATCTGCTCCACCGCGCTGACGAATTCCGCTCGGCTGGCCATAACCTGCCTCCCCTAGAATGTTGGCGAACAAGTTGTTCGTGAAGAGGACCGCGAAGTCCTCGGTGTTGGCAATGTCGGCAGTTGTTACGGCACCGGCATCAAGCAACTGCTGGACGGTACGGTTCTCACCCGCCTTGTCCCGCATCTCGTACACCGTCTTGGCCCATGACCATACGGTCTCTTGGATTTCGGCAGGCGTCCAGTTGTCGCCCGTCCGCTTGCTGGCCACCTCGGCAGCCTTCCGAACGCGGGCGGCGTAGGCCATGTAGCCCACCGACTTGGTAGCCTTCCTCTTGCCAACCGTCGTGCCCTTGATGAAAGTCGGGTCCACGCCAGCGAACGCCGCCATCCATGCGTCGTTAGTGACCTCGTCCACCTCGCCGATCAGGTTGTGGAAGAAGCTGTTGACCTTGGGTCCCGACAGCACAAGCTGTTCGACAGGGTCGCTGAGCGCCGTGACGGTGTTGTTGATCCACGCATTGAGGACAGAGCCAAGACCCTTATCCCCGGCCACGTTGTCGCCCATGATCTTGACGATAGACTTGCGGTCGGTCGGTCGGCCAGCGCGGTTCCAGCCGGTCCAGATTTTGAGGGCGTTGTAGAGGTTCAGCCTGACGCTGTTCTGCGGCGACGTGGCCGCGAGCAGGGCGGCGAACCGAGTAGCGTCCTTGTGGCCGAACACCTCGACCAATGCCTTGGCGCTGGCCTCGTACCAGCCACGAGCGTCGCGGGCGCTGATGGCCACAGCCGCCATCTCGGTAGGCGTCGGGAGTTTATCCCACAGCGCGACCAGCTTCTGTGCTGCCGAACGCTTGACCCGTGCCCGCTCCTCTGGAGTGAGATGCTTGGCCACCTTGGCGTAACCGGGAACCGCGTCCTCGATCTTGGTCGGCCCGCTGGTGCGGCGGTCTCTGGCCACAGGCGCTGCACCGCCAAGCTCACGCTCAGCCCACATTTCCAGAGCGCCCCTGACCTCGGAGGTGATGTCCTCCACGCCCATGTCCCTGTCCTTGAACAGGTAATCCATGGCGTCGAGGTCGGCCTGCTCCATCACGCCCTTCTTGACCAAGCCCTTGAGGTACGCCTTGACCTTGGACTTGGGAGCGTCGTCAGTCTCGAAGTCGAACATCTTGTCTTCGATCTTCTCGACGGTGGCAGCGACCTCCATGCGACGGTCGTTGCTGACGGGAACGGGCGCAGCATCCAACGCCGTCGCCTGCTGGTCCATGAATTCCGCGATACCCGAAGGTGCCGCCCCATCTACACTAAGGCCATCCACAGGGGTGGTTGGTGCGGCAGGCTCCGAAATAATTTCTGCGGAACCTTCTGGAATTTCCTGCGTTGTGGCCAATGCTGGCCCAGCAGTGGACACAAAACTCTCCCCGGCTGCACTAGCCAGAGCCTTCGACCCCTCCTGCAATCCCACGTTATAGGCGGTAACATAAGCCTTGGGCTTGGCGCTCAAGTCCTGAGGCTCAGCCAATCCAAGCGCCACTGCCTGACCATCACCACGCCCCATCTTCACATCCTCGCTCGCGGTCTGCGGCGGTGCGGGCAGGGCTTCGTACAGCGACGTGCGGTCTTCAACGCTCAGGCCACCGAACTCCTGTGTCTCGGGAACGGTGGTCTCGATAGGTGCCGACGCAGGCGTGGTGGGCTGGACCTCCTGCGTCGGCTCTGCTGTCGATGGGGGAAGCGTCACATCAGCAGCAGGTGGCTCTCCGATTGCTCGGCTCTGTTTGGTCTGGGTGTTGATGAAGCCGACCACCTCGCCGGTGCCCACGCCGCTATCATCCGAACCGAAGATCGTCTCTTCGTTGGGGAGCGGCTGGGAGTAGTCGGCCTCTTCCTGAATGTCGAACAGGCGGTTGCCGCCACCAGAGCGGCGTTCCTCTGCCATTGCCTGTGCAGCGGGATTGCGATCCTTGGCCTCTGTGAGCCTCGTAGAGACGTTTTCCTGTACGCGGGTAGGCTCGGGTACCTCTTCGCTCTCAAGCGCGTCTAGCGCGGCTCCTGTGCGGGGAGCGGGGGTCTCGGCCTGTGCGGGCTGAGCATCACCTCGGGCAACGGCAGGCTCAACCTCTTCGCTTTCGGTCGGCTCAAAGTCCTGAGGGTCCCACTGCTGGCCGGTCGCCTCGGTGTATGTGTCGTCCAACTCCTGCTGGTCGATCATGTCGTCGTAGAAGTTGTCCACCTCGGTCTGGTCTTCGGTGTACTCGGTGTCGTCCTCCCACTCCTTGGTCTCGGCATTGCGTGACGTGGCCACGATTGCGCCGGTCTCGGGATTGACCGCGCGTCCCTGACGATCACGCCGTTCGATGTGGAGGTGAGGGCCAGTGGCATTGCCGGTCTTGCCGACCTTGCCGACGCTCTGGCCTTGGGCAATCTCCTGTCCGACCTTCACGCCAATCCGGCTGAGGTGGCTGTACGAAGAGGTGGTCCCGTCAGCGTGTTGGATGACGACCTGATTGCCGTAGCCGCCGCGTGGGCCAGCGGCCACGACCACGCCCGACGCACCAGCCGGAGCGGCTGCACCAGACGGAAGTCCAATGTCCACGCCTGCGTGATTGCTGCTGGCCATCTGGCCGTTAGCGGTGCGGAAGGTCTGGCGTGGGCCAAACTTGGAAGTCACCCGCCCCTTTGGCAGTGCGAATTTCTCAGGCTGGCCATCGCGGTTGACCGGCTCAGGTGTCGGCTTGACCAGCACCGGGCGGTATGGCCGCTCACCTTCAAGGACACGGGGCACGGCTGGCAGCTTCGACTTGCGAAGCTCGTCCATGGATACGCCGCTCTGCTGAACTACCCCGCCTGCTACTCGCGACGGATTGAATGCGTTGGCCACCTGCTCGCTAGTGGCGTTGATGTCGCCGTCATTGATCGCGCCCATGGCCAGCCGCTGATTGGCCCAAGTGGCGATACGGTCACGCAAGGCGACTGCGGTCTTGGTCTCTGCCGCGCTGCGCGCACCACCTGTCGTCGCGGCCACACCACCACCCGCGCCAGCGCCGATAATCCCGGCGTCGAACATCCTTTGCAGGGCCTGCTTGACGGTAACATCATCACCGAAAATCCCGGCCTCGTAGCCCATGGTAATAATCTCGGTGGTGATTTCCTGAAGGCTCTCCCCACCCATGCCCTTGACGATGTCCAAAGCCTTGCTGCCGGTGGTTCCCAGCAACTGCTTGACGACCATCCGCTCAGGCAGGAATTCCGCCACGGCCATGGCTGTCCCATCGACGAATGCCTGCTGTGGCGTACGTCCACGTTCGAGACTGTCGTTGTTCTGTTCGCCGAACACGCGGGCGGCGATGATGGCCGCACCGACGTTCGGGCTTTTGGTGGCTGACGCTGCGGAGAATGCCGCGCCCAACTCGGCAAACGCAGTGACCGTCTGGAAGGCGTAATACTCGTTTGTGCCTTCCTTGTAGCCGGGATTGGCCCGCTCGCGCCAAGCCTCGCCGCCTGCGCCAAGCGCCCGCCCAGCAAGCCTGATGTTCTTGGCCACCGGCTCGATGCCATCACGTATCGCGGCCCCCAGCGATGGGTTCCCAGTCAAACGCTCGACCGACTGGATCATCGCTTCCGGTGCGGATGAAATCATGCCGCCAACCGTGGCCGTGGCCGTACCGCGCAGACCCTCAACCAGCGCCTCGACCGGCTGGTCGGTGTACGGGCGGGTCAGCCTCTGGACATCAATCTGGCCATCGGTGGTGGCGGCGGCCAATTCCTCTTTGGCCTGTGCCAGTTGGTCTGGTGTAAGTTTCTGACCCTTGAAGGAGATACCAGCCTCCAGAGAACGCGGGTTATCCTTGATGAATTCCAGCGTCTCTTTCATGCTCTCCGGGGTGTAGCCCCAGTTCGTGCCATAGCTTTCGGCCAGCTTCTTGGTGAAGGCTGCGACCTTGGTTGGGTCGCCTTGGTGTTCCTTCCACGCTCCAGCGATGTAGCCAGCGACTTGGCTATCGAACTTGCTGCGAAGCGGGCTGGCCACGTCAATGCGCTCGGCATCGACCACCTTGTCGGCCTCTTCCTGAGCGGCCACGGCGCGCTGGTACGCGGTGTTTGTGCGGGCAATACCAGCGGCCCGCAGGTTCTCAGGAAGCTCGCCGCGCTTTCCGATTTCCTGCATCACACCTTCAAGCGGCATGAACAGCGACGGCTCTTCCTCTTCAGGGGCTATGAGCGGCTTGTCCTCAACGACAGTTTCTTGCGCCGGGCGCTTCTTTCCCTTGGTGTTTGTGGCCACTGCCTCAACCGGCAGAAGCTCATCGTCAGGGAGCGGCGCAAGCGGGTCCACCAGAGGCTTGTCTTCCTCGACAGGCGGGAGAAATGGCTTGTCTTCCGTGGCTACCGGCTCTTCCGGACGCACGTCGGGCAGTGGCGCGAGAGGATCGTTGGCTGCCAGCATCTGCTGCCGCAGCAATTCCTCTTCTTCTTCGGGGGTGAGTGGCCGATCTCCGAGGCCAAGCAGGCCCCCGCCTCCTGACGGGAACAGGCTGCTGCGGCGAAGGAGGTCGAAGTTCGTGGCCACAGCTATCCCTTACAAGGTGTCTTGGTCTTCGTCCTCGTCTTCATCCTGCTTCGGTGCATAGTCAAGTTTGGGCTTGTACACCGGGATGCCAGTTCTGCGCGTCGATCCATCCTTGAGAAGGAAGATGACCTCCGCGTAACCCTCCGCATTGGGCTTGCCGTATTGCACGGTGGCCACATCGTCCCTGTTCGCCTCTTTCTTGAGTTGGGCGCGGCGGGTGTCACCCTTCGCTTCCTTTTCCGAGTCCAGCACGTTGCGGAGTTTGATTAGCTCCTTGTCCCGGCTGAACTTGGTTTCATCGCGGGCCGCCTGATGCGTCTGTGTCTGTAAGAGGCGGCGGTCCTTGCCTTGTTCACCGGCTAGGAAGCGGGCGTCTTGGCGTCCTTGAATGGCAGCGGTCTTGTCGATGTCGAACTGCCGCGCTTCCTGCTTGTCCTGACGAACGTCAGCCAGACGGCGCTGGTACTCGGCTTCCTTGCGCGCCTCTTCCAAGGCTCGCTCACGCCGCGCATAGATGTCGCGGCCCACTGTCTGGAGACCTTGGCCAAGCCCACCGAGGGCACCAAGAAGACCCATATTAGCCATTCGGCGCTCCCTTCTGGTTCAGGGTTTTCTCTTCCGGGGCCTCGGCGTCAGGATCATTCTGATCCATCTGGGCCATGGCCAAACCGCGCTCGGCTTCAGCCTCGAAGCCGGGGATGACATCGTCGGCACGGCCTTCCTTGGCTGCCTCGTCGAGCAACTGGAACGCGGTGCTGGCCTCGGTCTCGTCGATGCGGCCACCCTCTCCCGTGTTGGCCTCGCGGTACATATCCAGCGCCTGATACCAAGCGCCTTGGATTTCCGCCTCCTTGAATTCGTGCAGACCCAGAGCCTCGGCGATCTCGATCAACTGCTCCATGACCTCGCGTCCAGCGTGGATCAACACGTCGTTGCTGATCTGCATCCCGTTGCGCTTGGCGTCCTGCTCGATCAGCATGACCAGCCACACCGTGGTCTGGGCCAGCGTATCAATCGGCTTGTTGCCAGTGGACAGGCGGGACATGACCTCGTCCTGCACCTTGCCCTCGGAGGTGTACATGATCTCCATCGCGTTCTGGACGAAGGTGTCATACTCCTGCTGCTCCTCGGGGGAGACGTTGGGCTGCTCTTCGGCCTCGTCCTCCTGACCGGGTAGAAAGCCGGTGGGTGCAGTGCCGGAGCCACGGTTGGCTCCACCTCCAAGAATACCAGCGGCTTCCATTATGCCCCTCCCACGAAGACGACTTCACCATTGATGATCTGGTACCGGCCAGCCGATGGCTGCTGCTGACCCATGTTCCCCAGAAGCCCAGCCGGATAGGCGTGGTCGAGCGGAGCGTACTGGTAGAACTGCTCTTGGCTCGTCGGGATGTTGTCGTCCTTGCCCTTGTAGATATTCTTGAAGCCGTAGTTGAACGAGATGCGGTCAAAGTCGGCCTTGTCCGCCTCGGCCTCGGCTTCGGCCTGAGCCTCTGCCGCCTTGCCCTGCGCGAACCCGGACAGGACTTGGCCACCAACCGTGAGAAGCGTTGGGCCGATCTTTCCAATCGTTCCAAGCAGGCCGCCGCCAGCCGCCGCCGTTGGCGCAGCCGCTGCTGCCGCTGTTGCCGTGGGCAGAGCAATGGTCCCGTTGGCCAGACCGATACCGACTTGGCCAGCCGTGCTGGCACCAGCCATCCCGCCAGCGAATACACCGCCAGCCGCACTTCCAGCGCCGCCAGTGGCCGCCGTCGTTGCGCCGCCCAGAGCGTGGCCAGTGGCGCCAGCCGCCGCCGCGCCGCCACCGAAGATGCCGTTGGCACCAATCATTCCAAGGCCGCCGCCGACACCGCCAGCCAGCGCACCACCAAGGAAGCCAGTCGTGGCCCCCTTCATGAAGCCCTGTCCAGTAGCTGCTCCGATGACGCCACCGAGGACAGCCCCGGTAGCGCCCATACTTATCGCGCCCCCTAAGACGGAGGCCAACGTCCCTGATATTCCGACACTTCCAAGGATGGTGCCTAGTGCAGGCAACGCGCCAAGGGCGGCCCCTCCAGTGAGTACGACAGCGCCGATCATCAGCGCGGGGAGGGCAATCTTCTTGACGACTTTTACTACTTTTTTAAAAACTTTTCCTATCGCCTTGAAAGGATTGGACATTCTAACCTCCCAAGTTCAGGCGAGCGTAGTCGCCATAGCGGTTTTTGGCAGCACGGTCGTAGGCAAGAGCGGCTGCCGTTTCGCAGGCGTACATACCAACGTGCTTACCGTTACAGCGAGCGGCCCACCTGTTGTAATGAGGGACCACCCCTTTGTAGCGGGATAGAGTTTTATTTTTCTGCCTGCCGCGATTGGCCAAATTTTGCGCCTGCGTACAGAGCCGAAGATTACCACGCCGATTGTCGAGGCCGTCTCCGTTAATGTGGTCAACGACCTTGCCCTTTGTGGCCTCCATGATCTGGCGGTGCATCAGCACAAGGCGTCTGGTATCTGGGTCCTGCCTGACAGCATAGCGGGTATAGCCCTTTACCTCGCTCACACTCCATCGCCACTGGCGCAGGACCTCGTAGTCCTCGTCATCGACGATGGCGTCTAGCCCTTGGGAAAGTTGGATACGCTTGCTCATGCTGCCACCTTCTGTTCCACATCCAGCCTGATCTCGTATTGCTCGCCGACCATCTTGGCCCCCAGCATCTTGTACAGCTTGGCTGCTGCCTCGCCACCGATCAATGCGTCAGACCACGACAGCCCAATTTCAATCACTTTCGGATTGCTCTTGGCCCAGTTGAGATAGCCATCAACCATCCGCCTAGCGGACATGGGCGAGCCTTCATTGATGAGGAACACGTCGTTGGCCACGAGGCCATCGAGGAAATTGTACGCACGGTTCAGACTTCCAGCCATGAAGCCGACGATGCTTCCATCGTTCGTCTCGGCCACCACCATGTACGTGGCCTGCGGACCCTTCTGGTTCTGGCCAGCGATGAGGCCCATGACCATGTCGTTGAGCGCCTTGTCGTTGATCCCCGTACGGCCAAGATACTTGGACCGCCGATGGGCATCGCGGAGCAGGCGTTCGATGGCCGGGGTGTCGGCGAATTTGGCTGCCCGGATCATGGCCCGATTAGCCCAGTCTGGACTGCTTGCTTGAGGCCAAACAGGCCACCCTGCGTGATAGCTTGGCCGGTGGCCTCAGCCGCCGACGTGGGAGGAGGGGTGTACTCAGGCGTCGGCGTAGGCGTCGGGGCCGTGGTTGGCGGTGGTGCCGTGCCGTCTGGAGCGGGCGTCGAGGTTGGCCAGTTGAGGTTGGTCCCGAAGATCAGCGCCGGGAGGTTGGCCGACGCGTTCCGCAGGGCGAGGAAATTCTGGATGGCCAAGTCACGCGCAGGGGCTGGCATATCCTTGTTGGCGTACAGGCTATCAAGGCTGTGCGAGTAAATCTGGTTGGACTGGAGATAGTAGTTGAGCGTGGCCATCTGTTCTTGGCTCAGGTTCTCAAGCTCCATCAACTGGACGCGGGTCGATGCGTCGAGGTTGGCGCGGTCGGTGGCCCCCTCCTCGGACAGGATCAGCCGTTCCATCTGCTGCTGCCAATCGCCCTGCGTCAGCATCTCGCGGCTGGTCAGTTCCATCTCCAGCAAGCTCTCGCGGCTGGCGAGGTCGCGGATTTGCTGTTCCTCTGCGGCAGTAAGCTGGCGGCCAAGGCGTTCGCTCTCGGCGTCGATGTTCATCTGCGCCAAGTCTTGAGCGTTCTGGAGGGCGCGAAGCTGGAGGAACTGCTGGCTCTCGATGTCGATACCCTGCATTTCCATGCGGGCCGAGATTTCGCGTAGCTGCTGCTGGTCCGCCGACGACAGTTGGCGCATCTGCATTTCCAACTGCGTGGCCACGTCCGTCGCCTGCATGGCGATCTTGTTCTGGATGTCTCGTAGCTGTGCCTGCTCAGCCGCCGTAAGCTGGGCATTCTGCATCTGCTGCTGGTTGTTGATGTCGATGCCCTGCATCGCCAGCTTGTTGGAAATATCCCGAAGCTGGGCCTGCTCTGCCGCCGTCAACTGGCGGGTCTGCATCTGTTCCTGAGCGGTGATGTCGCGAAGCTGGGCTTCCTCGGCAGCGGTCAACTGCCGCTCCTGCATACCGATCTCGTGGCCAAACTGGGCCTGCTGCTTCTCGCGCTCCAAGAAGCCCTGCACTCGGGCGAGGTTGCGAGATGCCATCGACTGCGAGTTCTGGGCAGCCAGCGGTGCAGCGGCACGGATGGCCTCGGCCTGAGAGGCACCGACCGCCATCGACGAATTGAGAAGGCCCCGCTTGTTGGCCTGCTGCAATCCGCTCGTCGCGGCCAGCTTCATGTAGTCGCTGTCCTGAGACGTGATGCGGTTCATCTGAGCGACGATGTCGTCGTTCTCGTAGGTATTCGGGTCAATCGGGGGGAGCGGTTCCATGGGGGTACCAACCGCCGACGCCAAAAGGCCACCCGGTGGGGTGGTGATCGGCTGGTATTCAGGGTCTTCCAGACCTGTCGCCGGGTTGATGGCCATGGTTACGCTCCCCTACCGAGGTTATCGACGGGCCGCTTCGCGCAGCTTGTCTTGGAGGCGGGCGTGACCGGCGGCGTTATCGGCGATGAGATCGTCGTAAGCGTCCTTGGCCACAGCCTGATCCTTGGTGCTGAGAGCGGCGATGCCTTGGTCGATCAGCTTCTTCACGTCCGGCAGCGCGGCAGTGATTGGGCCAATCGCCTGAATGGCTTTGAGGATGACGGGCAATCCGAACATTCTACTTCTCCCGCATGAGGGCGATGCCCTGCTTGATGAGATCGTTGGCCTCGCGGGCCGCCGAGGCGTACTGGTTGGCGTTGCCCACCTTGTAGGCAGCCTGCACTAACAGCGTGGCCTCAAACATTTTCTGGTCGATCTCGGCAACGCGAGCCGCCTTCTCGCCATTGAGGAGGTTGGTATCCACCGCCAGTTCGACGGCCAGCCGCCACGCCTTGTAGGCGGTCTCGACCGCGATCCCGACTTTCTCGTCGAGGATGGTCTGGTTGGCCACGGCCACGGGCGCTGGCGGCACCCCTGTAATCAGGGTCGGCAGGCCGCATGAAGCCAACGACATTGATGCCATGGCCACAAGGATCAGCTTCTTCATTTCACCTTCTCCTCTGTGGTCGTCTTAGGGTTCAATAACGCAAATGCCTTCGAGACGAAACGCCCCGTTACGGCACTGCGCCACAGCTTCCTGATTTTCTTGGTGAGTTTGGTCATGATCCACTCCACTTCTTGTGGGCGCGGGCGATCTTAACATGGTAGTTATTTTTGGCGTACCCGCTGCCATTATATAATTTCGCAAAGGGGATGCAGTCAGCGTGAACATTGCTGATCCTGCGTAGCTCGTCGTCCAGTTTTGCCGTCTTCACGTAGTGGACGAACGCGGCCAACTGTGCGGCCTCGCTGGCCTTCATCGCATCCCAGTACGCCTCGACCGTGGAGAAGCCAGCAAGGACATGGTTGTACCCCATGATCTGGTAGCGGCCTGCGCTCGCGCTCTTGAGGGCCGCCTCGCGGTCAAGCTGCATGGCCTTGAAGAGGCGGGCGTATTCACCTTGACCACCGACATATAGTGCCCGGTTCCATGACTTGGACGAGATGTTGGGGTGAGAGGCACGGTACTTGCCCCCGGTCAGCCGGTCGAAGACGTGAGCCTCGAACAGTATCTTCGGCAGGTTGGGGCCATCAAGAAATCCACCGGGGCCATCAAGCGCGAGGATGTCACCGCGCACGTCCTTGAACCAACCGCCACCGCTTTCGACTTCATCGACCGCCCTGATCTGGGCCACGGTGCAGCCGAGACGCTGCGCCGCCTGAGTGAAGTCGAGATCGGTCAGGCCAATCTGTGGTGCCGTGGCCACGAGTTCAGCAGCAACCCCGAAAGCTGCGTCGATCCCAGCATCGAGGATCGCCACTTCAGCGAGCGTGAACCCTTGGCCATTTCGGAGTACCCGGACGGCATCGAAGATTGGCTTACGGTTGAGCATAAGGGGGTAGCTCCTCGGTACTGCCGTTGTCGGTGGTGGGCACCGGGTCGCTGGGCTTGTTGACCACCTCGACCTTCTGGGTGTCTTTCCCAGCCAGCTTCTCGGCAATCACCGCGTTCTTGGCTGCCTGCTCACCGCCGCCCTTGGTGGCCGCGTACGCCCACGCGATGACGGCCATGAGGCCATTGGCGATGATGACCGTGGCGATAGTCTGGAAGAACTCGTCCCCTCGCAAGTTACTGTCTTCCTTCATCATCCACAGGATCATGACGGTCAGCGCGAAGACGCCGATGCCGATGAAGCTCCGGGCATCGGGCATCCACCACGGGGCAGGGGTACGGTTACTTTCCTCCATTGCTCTTCTCCGATGGTACGTCGTTCTTTCCAAGAGCGCGTAGCTGGTTCCTGAACGATTTGGCTTGCTGCTGCGCCTGTCGGCGCTCGCCCTCAAGCTGCTTGGTGAGGTCCTTGATTTCATCCGTCTGGCGCTCGACCATCTCCTCCAGTTCACGGATACGGCCACGCATGGAGTCCATCTCTCCACGCAGGCCCTCGATCTGCTTCTCGTGGGCGTCAACCAGTTCCTTCCACTTGGTCAGAACCACGGCGGTTTCGTCAGCGCCACCCTTCCTGATCTGGGCGACGAGCGTGATGAGGGCGATGATGATGGCCACAGCCCAGCCCCCGACGGTAATCAGGAGACCTTGTGAGCCGGGGCCGCTAATCATCTCTTGGTCCACTTCCTCACTCCCCACACTATTACACCGAGCAAGACGATGGCCGCTGTTATCAGGGAAATTCCCGCTTCGATCCACCCCATGAAGAGGACGTAAGCGTAATCAACTTCCAAGCCATTCTCGTAGCGCCAGTGCAGGTGATGCTCGACAGCGCAGGAAAAGATGAAGAGGGCAAACATGAATACCAGTGGCCACGACCGCATGAGTACGCGCGCCCCCTCTGGGGTGAGATACTTCCCGACGAGGAACACGCGGTTCACTGGGTTGGTGACCAGAACTGCTATGGCCACGAACAACAGGACGAGGCCGATGACGTAATAGGCCACCGCAGTGAAGAGGGTCGGGGACTGGAGCAAGCTCATGACCTATGGTCCCCCTCCGTCGTCAAAGACTTCGGCGGAGATGCTGGCAGTGCAGCTTTCGATAACCGTGGCCAGACCAGCCCGGCTAAGTTCGATGGTCAGCGTCGCAAACGATGAGCCAACTGCCAGTTGGAAGCAGCCCCATGAGCGGGTCGCGGCTAGATTGAGCCACGTCCCGGTGCCGCTATCGGTGCCTGTCAGCGCGCCGCCAGTAATCGTGGCCCGCACGTCGTAGTCGCCCACCGCACCCACGAGCTTCCATGTGCTACCGCTGTTGGGGTCGCCCGTAGCCGTCCATGTTCCATCGTTGCGGATGGAGATAACTGCCGTCGCTGTCGCCGGTTCGATGTTTCCTGAAGCGGCGGCCATCGACGCTGGCAGGTCAACCAGCAGTGCGGTGCCAAACATGGACTTGATCGGCAGGCCCACCTACGCCTCCTGAGCCACAGACACGACATCCCACTTGCTGTCGGTGCTGTTCCAGATCATGCCCAAGTACAGCGTCTTGCTGATGACCGTCGTGTTGGGCAGGGTCACGCCGATGGCGCGGTACTGGGAGCCGTAGCTAATGGAGCGAGCGGTCCCGTTGTCTTTGATGCGGATCACGATCCCGTGGCCAACGATGGCCGTGCCGGTCGGATTGGCCAAGGACAGACCGGCAGCCTGAGCGGTGATCGTGACCTCGTCGTTGAGGAACGTCGGGGTAACTGTCGCCGAAGAGGTAACGCTCTGGATACGAGGCGCGCGTTCGCCCTGCACGAAAGCCGTCGTGGCCACCTGCGTCGTGCTGGTCAGCGCAGCAGCCGTTGGAGCCGTTGGTGTACCAGTCAATGCCGGAGACGCCAGAGGCGCATAGGTCGAAGTCGCTGACGCCTGCGTCAGGTACGTCGCCGAAGCATTGGCAATCGTCAGGTACGAGGACGCAGCGTTGGCGCTGGTCAGGTAGCTGGTCAGGTTCGCCTTCACGTACGCGGTCGTGGCGATCTTGGTCGTGTCGTCAGCCGTGGCCGGTGTCGGCGCAGCCGGGGTGCCGGTGAACGTCGGGCTGGCGAGGTTGGCCTTGAACGAGATGACAGACTGGACGAACCCGGTGCTGGCGATCTGGGTGCTGTTGGTGCCGTCAGCAGCCGTGGGAGCGGTTGGGACGCCAGTCAGCGCAGGGCTGGCCAGCGGGGCCTTCAGGTCCAGCGCCGTCTGCGTGGCCGTGGAGATCGGCAGGTTAGCTGGCGAGAGGTTGCTGACATTCTCCAGCGCCAGCAGTGTCTTGGCCTGTGCTACCGTCAGCGCAATCGGCGTGGCCGCACCCCCGGTGTTGTTGCCGATGAAGCTGTTGGCCGCGAGGTTGGACATCTTGCCCAGCGAGACCACGCCATTGTCGAGGGTCCACACACCGGATGCGACGGTGATGTCACCCTTGTCGCCGTCCGCTACGCCGCCGCCAGCTATGACGGTTTCGATCTTGTCGTAGATCGCGTTCTTGGTGGCCACGCCAAGCGACCCATTCCAGCCAGCGCCATAGGCGTCATCGGGGACAGTCGCCCCGCCATCGAGCGCGACGGCACCGGCAAAGCTCTGGGCACCAGTGAAGGCGTTACCTCCAGCGAGATTGGACTTGGTGGCCAGTGACGCAGTAGTGGCCGCAGAAAGGGTCTCGATCTGGTCGTACACCGCGTTCTTGGATGGAGCGACGGTGGTCACCCCGTTCCAGCCGACGCCGTACGCAGTATCCGAGACGCTGCCCGCAGCAGTCACGGCAGCGGTGACAAAAGCTGTCGTGGCCAACTGGGTGGTGTTCGTGCCCGGCGCAGCAGTGGGAGCCAGCGGAGTTCCCGTGAACGTCGGCGAGGCCAGCAGCGCGTATGACGCTGCGCTCTCCGTGGCCATGGTGCCAAGACCCAGCAGGCCGCGAGCAGCCGTCGCGTTCGCGCTCTCGATCAGCGACACGCCGAAGGTGGTCAGAGCGTCGAGCGTCACGCCATTGCAGGTAATCGTGTCGGCATCGAGATTGCCGTTGACGACGATGTTGCCAGCCAACGCGATCTTGGCGGCGACGCCCGCCGGGGAAATGTCGGCGAAGGCCATGGCCAAACGGAAGGCGGCCCCGTCGTAGGTCATGTCCAGAACCTGACCCGCAGCGATGTCGCCAGCCTGCAACGGTGTACCGTCAGCGCGCACGATCTGCTTCACGCCCAGACCAGAGACGTTCACCGTGGAAGCGCCAGTGTTGGCGTTGATGGCCTGAACCACGATGTGGAGGCCGGTGTTGTACGCCGTGATCGGGATGGTCGGATTGGCGATGTAGGCGTTGGCCAGCCCGGTATCCGTGGCGTAGGTCAGCCGGTCCTCGGTGATGTACTGAGGAGGCGGCAACAGGTCGAAGCCTGCGGCCACGCCTTGGAAGCGCGCATTCACGTCCGCCGCTCTGGCCACGGTGTTGGCGGTCAGCGGAGTGTAGGTGAAGTAGTCGCTCATCTGATCGCTCCCCTTACCGTGTACGACAGGGTGATGCCCTGTAGCGTGTGCGGCTCTTCGTCCGCTTGTTCCCCTCCCAGCAGCAATGACATATTCTTGCCCAGCGCGTCGAGATAGGCGACAGCTTCTCCGTCAACTGGTGCTGACCAGTAGAACTGATCCCAGTTGACGGACCCCCAGAAGCCACCCCCTCCGAAGCCGAGCAGTTCCTGCTCAGCGATGACAGGCTCTTCCGGGTCGGCGTTGTCCACCTCCCCGGCCAAGCTCAAACTGATAGTCGAGGCGGCGTCATACTCCAGTGCCACCTTGTGCCACCTCTTGGTGAGGTTCGGGCCACCCATGTGGTTGAACGGCAGGCGCAGGTAATAGGCCACGGCATTGCCATCGAAGCTGCGGCCCTTGTCCATCTGATAGACCATGCCGTTGGTTGAGCCGAACCAGATTTTCTCAATGTTATCAGTGGTTTCCACCGACACGGCGCAGGTCACCGGAAGGCCGAGGTCGATCAGCATGACCTCTGGCTGCTTCTTGCCCAAGTACACGCTGACGCCAAGGCCATCGGCCCAGAACACCCGGTACAGGTCGCGTGTACGTACGCGGATGCTGGCCACGGGAGTGTTGCCTGCGGCCAGACGGGACTTGAGCAGCGGCCCAATCGTCTGGGTCATCGTGCCGATGGTGAAGTTGCCGAAGGCCGGAGTGGTGTCCAGAGCGCGGATACCACGGTTGTCCATGTAGATGATCGGGCCGATCTTCTCGGCTGTGAACGGCAGAGCGCCAGCTTCGTTGGTCAGCGTCTCAAGCTGCCAGTCGGTGGCATCGTTGCCGTACAGGACGTTGATGCTGTTCTTGGCCATGATGACCAGATTGGACGGGGCCGACGGCATGAGGTCGGTGACCTCGTCGCCGACAGCGATCTCGGCAGCGCCAGTGAGTGGGTTCCAGACCAGCGGGTCGCCGATGCTGCTGTGCTGCACTGAGCCACCGGCAAAGGCGAAGAAGAGGTGGCGCTTGTGGGCGGCCAACTTGATCGGAACGTCAGGCGTCATGGTGGTGTCGATCAGGACCACCGTCGCTCCGTCGAACTGGAAACCCTTACCGACGCCGTTGATGCCGTACATCTTGAGGCCCGCGCTGGCCCCGATGAAATTGTAGTTTATGAATTCGTACGATCCCCCGGCGGGAAAGACAGCACTGACCAAGCTCCAGCCCCCGGCTGTGGCCACGTACATACAGCCAGCAGTCGCCGCTTCATTATCTCGGAAAGCGTAGGTATTTCCATTGTAATACCAGACACCGCGTATTGGCCCAGACCCCGGAACCGTGGTGATGGCAAGACGGGCGGCCTCTCGGTCGATGGCTCCCTGCACAATATCAGAAGCGGCGTCGTACGCGTCTGTAGGACTGAGTTTTCCATCGTACCTCTCATAGCCACTGATGCGACGGTAACCCGTCATATCGCTCTCGTAATTGGTGGCCGCCCTCGCGGTTCCGGGGCGAGCAACAATGGCTGGGGTGACAATGTCGAGGCCACCGCCGAGGGGAAAATACTTTACCTGCTGGGTCACGGCACCACGACCTCCGGCAACTGGTCCATCTCCAGTTGGTGCCGGAGGGTGGCCATCTCCTGAGTGGGGAACTGGCTTTCTTGGTACGCGCCATCGTGGATCAGCAGCATCCTGTGCGCCTCCCACACGATGAGGTCATGAAACCGGGCGGGCATCTCGGGGATGTCGCTGTTGGCCACGAGAAGCTGTGGCCCTTTCTGGTACTGGCCACGGATCGTGAACGCCGTGTCGGGTACAGACCCGAAGGCTAGTTCGTTCTTGGGTGTGACCGCCCATTCAGTCGGACGGTTCCAGTACACTGAGGACTGGTCGCCACGGCCATAGCGTTCACGCCATACGCGGTAGTCGATCTCGTCCAACTCTCCCTCGTCCGCCAGACCAATCAGCGGATCGCGCAGGCTCATGGGCTTGTAGCCATCCCAGTCGTCGCGGACCCAGTTGGAGAAGCGGGTGAGGTTGAACGACAGCGGCGTGTAGATGGCCGTGCCGGGAATGAGGCTGACCTCGAACTCGTCGATCAGCCAGCCCCAATCCCTGCGGCTGTTCTGGATATTGTTGTAGGCTTTCTGCACCCAGTTGACCATCTTCTCGATCCGCCCAGTCTGGGCTTCAACAGAGGTGATGGACGTGACGGAAATCGAGCCGTCCTGTCTGGCGAGGTCCTTAACAAGTTCCAGAAACGTGGCCATTACGGAACGAAGACCGCGTCAGTCTGCTTGTGCCACTGCTCGATCTCTTCCTGCGGCGGCATCCGCTCGATGTTGAACGGCGTATTCAGGACGACCTGTTCGCGCTGTTCCCCATCGGTGGTGTGGGTGATGATGTGACGCTCAGCGTTCTTGAGCGCCAAGTACACTCGGTACGGAATGGTGATGCTCTCACCGCGCTTGAGCAACCAGACGACGCCGTTGACGCCGACTTCCTTGTGGCGGTTGACCACGACACCGTCACGCTCTTCAGCGTGGAGGGTGAGAGTGACCTTCGGGTCATCGCGGCCATAGGAGCCAACGAGGCCACCGCTCTGGGTGGCTGCGTCAACCTTGGGCGGCTTCGAGCCGGTCTGGTCTGCGTCTTCAACGGGGCCTGTGGCCACGAAGATGGATGTGCCCTCGATGCTTGCACGGACTTTGGCCATCACCTCGCCGTCGGACACGTCGTCCACGGGGATACCCAAGAAGGACGCGGCGTAAGCGCGCACCTGATCGGGGGTGGCTTCGTCGATGCTGATCGGTTCAAATTTCTGGCTCATGGGGGGTCCCTTCAAAAAGGTGGGGCTGACCGAGTGGCCAGCCCCGAGGTGGTTACTTGGCCTTCTTATTGCTCTTGGCCGTCGGGACGCTGGCGGCGTCAGTGCCACCCTCGCCTTCGCCAGCCTTCTCGGCAACCGGAGCGTCGGCCTTGGTCTGCCGCTCGGCAGCCACGCGGATGTCCGACACCTCTGCATCTTCGGCGATGCTCGGGCTGGACCCCTTGCCGGTCGAGTTACGCAGCCCGCCAGCGGCGGTCACGTCACCCGGCTGGTCACCCGCAGGTGACAAGCGGCCCGCTTCGTTGAGCGAGCGCGGCGCAGTTGCCGGAGCAAC